ATCTAGATAAACTGAAAGCTGCATCTAAAGCCGTACGTACACGGGTGAGTAAGCCTAAGGCTGCTGATAAACAAGTAGCTCGTGTCAAGTACTGTAAAGAAAACTCTGACTATAAGTTGGTATCTATTAATCCGGTGCTTATTGTTGGAGCTGCAAGATTGTTTACCTTCAACGTGAAGACTCGAATGTTGACAGAGTACATTACTATGTCTCCTAAGGGATTTGAGGTAAGCGGTACTTCTATCAAAAAGTTTGATACCGAGGCGAGTCGATGTACTCGGTTACGTAAACCAGATGAAGTGTTACCTAGTATACAGAGTAAGACTCCTAAACAGATTGACAATATCTTTAAGGGTCTATCTACTAAGATTAATGTACCTAACGGCCGGTTAAATGGCGATACTGTAATTATAAGAGCATTGGATAAATAATGGAACAGATTATTCTAGCAGCGATGTTGTCTATATCAGCACCTGAAATGGAGTGTTTAGCTAAGAACATTTATTTTGAATCTCGTAATCAATCACATCTAGGTCAGATTGCAGTAGCACATACTACTTTGAATAGAGTAATGGATGGACGATATCCAGACACTATCTGTGAAGTAGTTAAGCAAGGAAAGGTTAATAAAGATGGATCTATGCGCCGTCATGCATGTCAGTTTAGCTGGTACTGTGACGGCTTGTCAGATAAACCTCGTAACTTAGATTTATGGGATCAGTCTTATAACGTAGCACTTGAGTCTATGGATCTATACCAACAAAATATTGATATAACACGTGGAGCAACGCATTATCATGCAGACAATGTATCACCCAACTGGGCACCAACATTGGACAGGATTATGCAAGTTGACGACCACATTTTTTACAGGTGGAATTAATGATTGAAGAAACGATACTAACAAAAAAGAAATTCGCCAAGATTGTCGAAGAACACGTGGCGAGTTTGCAGCTGTCTTACATGGACGCGATACTGCAAGTATGCGAGGATCGTGAACTTGATCCTGCAGATATAAGTAAGTTAGTATCGCCTGCAATCAAAGATAAACTAGAGGCTGAGTGTATTGAGCTCAGGCTCATTGAAGGAACAACGGCGCAGTTGCCAGTATGATGAGAACTATGGACTCTTTTGACGCTTACAGGTATTATCAATCTTTAAAACTCCACTTTGAGTCAAAGACATATGATGCCACAAAGTACAACTTTAAGACTTCGGCAAACCCCAAGTCTTTTTGGAAACGTAATGATAAGTACCATTTTTCGAAAGTCGCAAACAGATTTAAAGAAACACCTGAATTGATTGGATACTATGCATCTCACTTTGTCAATGGCACAAAGTGGATTGGTGAAATGCTGAATGCCGAGGATGTCTATCAGTCTTGGTTGAAGCGAATGCAGTCAATCGGGTATATCTTTGAACAGGATCTCAACCATCTCTCTCTTGAATGTGAGTCACTTGATTCATTACTCAAGAGTGTTGATGGTGAGCATCCGCCTATAATCAATTACTATATTCAAGAAGAAATTTCTCTTGAGACGGTAGTGATTATAAATAAGCTCACCGGCTTTATGAACAAAGCCGATAAAGAGATCACGGAAACAATTATGTGGCCAGACGTCTCTTTGAGAATCCGTAAGTACCAACCTTTTGTTCAAGTAGATACCGAAAGAATGAAAAAAGTTGTACTTAAGGTGTTTACATCATGATAAAAATGGTGTATAATATAACATATATTATGAATCAAGTGGATAATTCAGTAAATAAAACGCAATACAAGGAAAAAACATATGTCTTTTGCAAATCTTAAAGCTATTCGCTCTGCCGATATCTCTAAACTCATTTCTGCTGCCGAAGAGGCAGGTGGCGGCGAGAAAAAATCCTATGGGGATGATCGCTTCTGGAAACCAACAGTCGATAAATCAGGTAACGGTTATGCCGTACTTCGTTTCTTGCCTGCTGCTGAAGGTGAAGATCTACCATGGGTTAAGTACTGGGATCACGGTTTTAAAGGACCAACTGGTCAATGGTATATCGAAAACTCATTGACTACTATCGGTCAGAATGACCCTGTTTCTGAGATGAACTCAGAACTCTGGAACTCTGGTATTGAGGCTAACAAAGATATTGTACGTGCGCGTAAGCGTCGCCTACATTATGTTGTTAACATGTTGGTTGTTGACGATCCAGCTAATCCTTCCAATAACGGTAAAGTATTCCTTTACAAGTTTGGTAAGAAGATCTTTGATAAGATCATGGATGTGATGCAGCCACAGTTTCAGGATGAAGATCCTGTTAACCCATTCGATTTCTGGGAAGGTGCAAACTTCAAACTGAAAATTCGTAACGTTGAGGGATACCGCAACTACGATAAGTCTGAGTTTGCTTCACCATCGTCTGTTATGGACGGTGATGACGACAAGCTGGAAGCGTTGTACAATACTCTGTACTCGTTGAAAGACTTCACAGATCCGAAGAACTACAAGTCATATGCCGAGCTTAAAGCGAAGCTGATGCGTGTTCTCGGTGAGAATGCTGCTCCAATGACGACTGCAGAGTCAGTCAGTCTCGATGAGTCTGCCGCGGCTCCTATGATGCGTGAAGCATCTGAGCCAGTAGTTCAGAACACATATACGCCGGATACCTCATCGGCGGATGATGATGATGACACTCTGAGTTACTTTAAAAATCTGGCGAATAGCTAAAAGATTAAGGGCAGCGAAAGCTGCCCTTTTTTTATTGTGCGTACATTCTAATGTAATCTGCCTGGTCCAGGTTTTCCCATCCACCACCTCGTGCAGAAAGATCTGTTTCAACATATACTGTATCAGACCTTTGCTCGATTTTGGTAGATGCATCCACGCCAACCGTAGCATTTCCTCCAGCAGCTTCAGCCGCTGCGGCCTCACGTTCAGTTTGTGTCTCAGTCAAATCACCACTTGCAGCTTCAAGGGCATCGGCAGAACCAGCAGCACCAGAGTCAGGAGCAGTTGTAAATGCTGCAAGATCAGATTCTGCTGCAGCCATAGTTTCATCATCAATAATAAAACTACCGCCGCGAATACTGCGTATTGTTTCAAATGCCATTACTTTTAGTCTGGCCGGAATACTTGCAAGCCAGTTACCAAATGACTGAAATCCATCCTTTACTTTTTGTACAACAGTATCCCATACTCCGGTTACAAATGTAAAGAGATCAAAGTCTGGTGCACCTTCTTCTTTCCATCCGAATTTTTCCATAATCCAGTTGATGCCTTTAGAGATAGGTTTCCAAAGCAAAGTATTGAAAATACCTTCCTCACCATATAAACCAGACCACAAAGTTTGAAGAGCAGCAACAGGGTCACTAAATAGAGTTTTAACCCACTCAACTCCCTTTTTGATAAAGTCAAATATTCCACCAAGCATATCGGTGAATAGGGTTGTAAATGAGAAACTTTTTAATGCTTCAGATTCTTCATCAAAGCCAAACTTTTCGAGTACCCATGCTACTGCACTCTTTACGAGGTCAAGTGGAATAGTTACAAGCGAAGTAAAGAATCCGCTGATTGCACCTTCAAGTGCCCCTAAGATACCGTCTTCTTGCCAACCTTCAATCGCACCTGTAATAGTTTCCCATGCAGTTGTTATAATAGCAATTGGTGCAAATACCTTACCAACGATTCTAGAAATCTTACCGACGGTATCTTTAAAGGTACCCATGTAGCCTTTAATAACATTCCAGATATTGGATATTCTAGTTCCTGCCCCGCTAGAGATGCTTTTAATGGTATCTCCTACCGGTTTAAATAGGTCAACTAAAGCATCAATCCTAGTTCTTAGCCCTTGGCCAAGTTTGTATAAAGGTGAGTCATCAGCAATGGTAAAAAAGGATTTAAAACGGTTGATGCCATTACTAATAGCAGTGCGGGCAGACGCTATTCTTTCGGTTATTGCCAGTTTAAAATTATCAAATGTTTGTGTCATCGAAATCTTTACTGCTTCAAATTTAGTTGTTACCCAATCAGGTGTAAACAACTTTGAAAAAGCTTGAATCGCTTTATACTGACCTTGTAAAACACCGAGCAAACCGCCAATAGTTCCGGCCAATGCAAGTCCAGCAATTCCTAATGCTGCTCCTGCTCCACCATCTGCACCAGCACCTCCTGCGCCGCCACCGCCATTATTAAGATCTTCTAAAGCCTGAAGAAGCCGTTCATTTAAACGGTCATTCTCCATTTTGAGTTCTTTATTGGCAAGTGCATCAGAAGTAATGGCCGAAAGAAGTCCGTCAAAGCTATTTGACATTACATCGGTTTGTTCCGACAATATGTCTTTAATGGATTTAAGAGAGTTTTTACCGCTATTTCGCTCAAGGTTTCCTTCAGTCTTAATGCGGTCTATTACATCTGCTAAACTAGTTTCGGCCATTTTGTTCTACCTTACTTCTTTTTGAGTGCGTCAGCACCAAAGAATGCAGCAACCAATGCAGAAATTGCTACAAAATATGTTGGTGCAATATCACCAATAATGTTTGCAGCACTATCTAATCCCAATAGAGAAGTTGCCAAGATTGCAAACGGGTATAGTAACATACCCATCAGTGCAAACCAAGTCATCTTCCGCATTGCATCGCGTTGTGCGTCAGCATCTTCCAATGCTTTACGTTTAAATTCCAGGTGCATGTCCATTTCCTCTTTCGAGATATGTCCATCACCATTTACATCGATGCCTTCTACTGCGGCGGCATCGATCGTTTTTTGTTCAGCCATGTTAGCTCCTATCTACGTTGCTTGGCGGCAATTTGTTTTTGCCGTTCGTTTTCCTCTTTTATATGCTCAGTCAACATAGCAACGTAAACCTCCCTTTCCCACGGCATCATATTATCCAACTCGGTTAAGCTATATTTGTGGTGTTGCATTAAAGCAAAATTCACCTTAAAATAGGCTACCAGGTTATTATGAGAAAGGGCTAGCCGAAAAAATTCGACATTCCCTTCAATTCCATAGTATGATCATGGCCGCATGCTTGACATTTGTAAGTCACGTCAATTGTTGCCTGCGGCATATTGTCAAAGAAATCACGCACAACCAAAAACTGTGCTGAGTTCAGTGATTCAATAAAGGACACTAGTTCCTTTTCGTTATGTGTACTCGCATCAAAGACCTCATCACCAGAATAGATGGTTTCGATCGAACGAGTAATCAGCTTAAAGATCTTGTCAATGTCA